GGAACACCTACCGAAAACGGCGGGTGAGGACCCTATTTGGGCCCTTTCCTCAGATTTATCTGAGTGTACCGATTTTGGTAATCGGTTTGTGGCTCGACAAGTGTGGAGCTCACTAATACAGCTTGCTAGCTGTAAGCCAGGCTTTCCTTTAGGCCTGGCCACCCTCGCAATGACATTGTATTGCGGGAAGAGGTTCGTTTTCGTTCCTCATCGCGGTGGGACTTATTCTCTCACCGTGACCACCCGTGGTTGGTTCATGGGTGACATGATGACTAAGGTCATCCTGACTATAGTCCATGACTATAGTATGCGCCTGTGTGATTTACAGGTCTACTCCCTCGTCGGTGACGACGAGGTCGTACTTTCGCGTTCGCGAAAGAAACTCCACCACCATTTAGAGGTGCTGGAACAGACTGGTTTCAAAATCAGTCAGCCGGATACTTATATATCTCGGCGCCTCATGTTTTACTGTGAGGAAGGGTCCCTGGTTCCACAGGGGCCATCGTTCGCTACGCATGTTTCCATGCGTCGGGGAACGGAGCTCGGGTATTTAGATTACCCGAGAATCCGGCTATTACTTAGCCAGAAGTCCGAAACGGACTCCTACTCAATGACAAACATTGGTAGGTTTAGTCTTCTAGGTAAGGAGACTAAATGGTGTTATTCTGTGAATAAACCTGCGGTCCCAGTATTTGAGACCGCTTCCCTGCTACAACATATTCTTGTTCCGCAGGATACTGACACTTTGTGTCCGTTTACCCCCCTGGAGATGGGGGGGGATGGGTCCTTTATTTCAGACCCAGTGTTCCTGAATAAAGTTATTCAGGATAAGTGTAGAGACCCACGAGAGGCTCTATACAGGATGAGTTCTCTTATGACTCATTCCTTCAACTTCAGGTTTGTCCGCTCTGAGCGGACCACTGAGGTTGCTCACAAGCATCACTTTATGATGCCTGTGTACGAGGAACTTTCGAAGTACCTCGGTGATGCTGTCATCCGTCCTCGGGACAGCACTCAGAAGACGCTTTTGCGTTCTCTGAAGATCAAGGGTCTTGAGACCCCTGAGCATACGTGGCTTCGCCTCTGTCGAGGCTTCCACTATGAACAAGTTTTCAATGGAAAACTTGTTATTCTCGAACCTAAGTTCGAGAAGAAACTTGATTTCAAGTTAGGACGCACTGAGGATCCCTCAGTGGGTCTAATGCCGTTCATTCGGCATTGGGCAAATCCTGGTTTCAGGTTTGTCAGTCCTTCCGAATATTGGGTTCAGAAGGACCTAGTTGAGCGGGTAGATCCCCTCAACTTGCAGTGGCGCTGGGAAAGCGCCGACTTTCTAAGGTACCCTAGTGCCTTTGAAATCTACTCAAATTATTTGAGAGATGAGGTGGACTTTACTGAGACCGCCTTTTCCGATGTTATTAATTTATTAACACGGAATACCCCTCTCCCTGAGAGGGTTTTGAGGAGGTTGAACCTCTTCATG